GACTCCGTCAGGCGACGTAAGGACCGTGCCAGCGTCCCCCACGGCGCACCAAAGGCCCACGCCGTCGTGCGCGACGGCGTTCAGATGCTGCACCGTTCCGCTGGTCTGCGTCGTCCACGTCGTGCCGGCGGGAGACGTGAGGAGCGTCCCGCTTGCGCCCACCACGCACCAGAGCCCGGAGCCGTCATGACCGACGGCGTAAAGGTGATTGGCTGTCCCGCTGGTCTTTCCAGCCCACAAAAGACCGTCGCTCGATGTCCTGATGCCGCCGCTCAGGCTGACTGCCACCCAGAGGGCGGAGCCATCATGGGCGATGCCTCTAAAGTCCAGCGCACCGGTGACAGTGCAGTCCACCCAGAGCATGTCATCCGTGGAGCTAATGATCGCAGCCACCGACCCAGCGAGGCACACGCGACCCGCCGCGTCGACCGCGACGGCATAGCAATCAACGACCGTCGTCTGACGAAGGCCCAACCAGTTTGGGGAAAGCAGGCGGTGGAACATCAGCCACAGCGTGTCCTTGAGTTGGTTGTGGTTCTGTTTGTCCAGGCTGAACCCCACCGCTTCGATCGGCGCCGCGATCTCTTCTTGAAACGCGTCGAGAAGGTCGTCGGTTTGGCGCGTCGGGGCCACTCCATTGAGAGCGTTCCCCTTGGTGAAGCCGTTCTTGCCTGGACCAAATTTGTCCATCTGGGCGGTCGGATCGTCAATGCGATGCATGTCTAGCTCCTTGCTTGCGGGGCGTGGCATTGCCCCGATCCTACAGTCCCCATTTGAGTGTCCTGATCACGCTGTCTGCCCCTCCGACGTACCACACGCCGTGGCTACCCCTGGCGATACAGTACAACGGTTGCATGCAGACGATGGGTAGCGGCTCCCAGGTCTGGCCGCCGCTTGAGGTGCGGATGCCTCCCCCCTCGTCCACAGCGCACCACCTTCTGAGCTGATCGTGAGCGACTGCAGATATGTTGTCGGTGGTGCCGCTGGTCTGCGCCGTCCACGTGATGCCATCTGGCGACGTCAGGAGCGTGCCGTTGAATCCCACTGCGCACCACAGCCCGGACCCGTCGTGAGCGACGCCGTGCAAAGCCTCCACTGTCCCACTGGCCTGCGGCGTCCACACAACTCCGTCGGGCGACGTCAGGATCTTGCCGACCTCACCTACTGCGCACCACAGCCCGGACCCGTCGTAGGCGACGCTGTTCAGCGACTCAAGGGTCCCGCTGGTCTGCGCCGTCCACGTGATTCCGTCGGGAGACGTAAGAATCGATCCGGTGTCCCCCACCGCACACCACAGCCCGGATCCGTCGTGGGCGATGGATAGGAGGGTGCCTGCCGTGACGCTGCTACGGTACGTCCATGTGATAGCGTCGGGAGACGTGCGGATGTCTGGCATGCCAAGACTCAGGCCCACTGCACACCACAGCCCGGATCCGTCGTGAGCGACGGCGAGTGAGTTGCCCGGCAAAGCAGCCTGGCTCACCACGTCATCCGACGTGGTGAAGGAGGCGCCGGCTCCCACGGCGCACAGGCGGCCGCCTGGATCCACCGCCAGGGCGGTTGCGCCGGAGGCATGATCAGGAACCACCTCAAACCAGTTGCGCAGGATGAATGCATCAAACATCGCCCACAGCACTTCACGCAATTGCTGGTGGTTCGCCTTGTCGAGGGCCATCCCAAGCGCCTCGATCGGCGCGGCCAGCTCCTCCTGCACGGCGTCGGCGATGTCCGCCGTGGGGCGCGTCGCCGCGATTCCCATGAGGGCATCCCCAATCGTGAACCCGTTTTTGCCGGGGCCGTGTTTGTCAGCCGCCGCCGTGGGGTCATCAATCCGATGCATCAGAAATCCTCCAGCGACGAGTAGATTCCGGCAGATGCCCCCACCGCGAGTAGTCCGTATCCGCCATTGCTCGTGACCGCATAGACATGATTCGCGAGAGGCGCGCGCATCATCCACTTCGCGCCGTCATTCGACACCTGCAGCTCGGCCCATGTGTCGCCGAGCGCACAGATGACGCCAAACCCATCCGCCGAGATCGCCCGTAGGTCATTGTCGCCACCCGCCGGAGTTTCCTCCTTCCAGGTTGCACCATCCTCGCTGCTGAGAATCGTGGGGCCGGAGCCGACCGCAACCAGCGTCGTGTCTCGAACAGCCACCGCGTGGAGTGGATTCCCCGTGACTTCGCCAGCCCGTGCCCAGCTCGCCCCATCGTTGAAGCTGAATTGAATCTCCCCGCTGGAGCCTACTGCCGTCCAAATCGAAAGCGAATCGCTCCAGCAGACGCCATGAAAGTCGCCAGCATACCCGCCCGCAGCCGCCACCGACGACCAGGTCGCACCGCCGTCCGTGCTGCGTTGGATCTCCCCGCCTGCGCCCACGGCAATCCAGACGCCAGCGACAGCGGCGAAATCAATGGCGTAGAAGGTCCCGCCGTAGCTCCCAGCAGTCGGTTGCTTGACCCACGTCTCGCCGTCGTCGGTGCTGCGTTGGATCTCCCCGCCGGTGCCAACAGCGATCCATGCACCGACGCGGTCGTGTGTGACGGCCCTGAACGTTCCACCGTAGGAACCTCCAGCGGTCCGTCGAGCCCAGCTCCTCCCGTCGCTGCTCACCTGGATCTCGCCGCCGCTTCCCACTGCGCAGTATTGGGGAAGCTGGTTGCAGCCCACACCGTAGAAGGCGCCGGCGAATCCAGGGGCGCATGTCTCCGTGCGCCACTCGGCATAGGGGAACCGAAAGACGGCGACCATGTGGGCCTGCAGCACGGTCTCAATCGCCGCCTGCAGCGCTGCGTCGTACTCACCTACGTTCGGGTAGATCTTGAGAACCGAAAACCAGGGGAGTTGAAAGAGAGGCGCCGTCACGGGCGAATCCGCCACGGACGGCGAGTGGTATTCGGCAAAGTTGAGCGAGTAGCCCAGCGCGACCGCGATGCCGTCGAGCACGCCCTTCCTCGGTGGCTCGAAGCCTAGCAGCTGTCCATGCAGGCGTCGTTGACGATCCCCGGTGGTGCCCGCCGGAGCGATCGCGGTCACGGCCTCCCACTCCGTCAACAATTCGCTCACCGTGCGAGGATCGGTCTGGTCTACGAGGTCCGCACCACGCTGCTCGATCCGTGCGAACTCGGCCGCGAAACCTTGCAGCAGCCGCGTCACCTCGGCGCCCGGGTCGCGGGTCCACGCCTTGCCGGGTGGGAGCAGCGCCTGCAGCGCGGCGGTGTACTTGTCGACGCTCATCACCTAGCTCCAGGTGAACGACCCAACGACAGACATCTCGAACCCGGTCCGGACCAGATTTGCCGCAGGCGTGTTCAGCACATGGTCCTCTTCGCCAGCCGCCAGGGAGATGGCCTCGTTGATTTGCGAGAGGTACAGACTGCCACGCGGGACGCTCTTCGCGGCGATGAATCCTCGGACCTGAGCCTCAATGGTGGCGCGCACTTCCGGGGTGTAGGGTGTCGCGGCGATGTCGAAGTCCACGGGGACGCCGATCGGCGCATAGACCTGAGCCCAGGCTGTGAGGGGGCGGGTTTCGTCGATGTGGGCCTGCACCTCGGCAACCTTCGCCGCGTCGGGGATCACGCTCACCGGGTCATTGTCGACCACGAACAATAGCGGAACCACACCCGGACCGAGGTCACGGGGGAACTCCCACGCGCGCGTGACTCCCGGCACCTCAAGCGCCCACTGGACGTAGTCGCCTGGCCCGCCGCCCCTCGGAGGAGTCTGCAGGCGGAACATCAAACGCTGCGCCAAGGGTCCGTCCAGCTCCTTGTCGAGGCCGTCCACAAGCCCGTCCACGCCCACCGTGGCCTGACTGTCGATGCCAATGACCGGCGACGACAGCGTCAGTTTTGAGCCGGCGGCGGTGTTCCCGGCGGCGCAGGCCTCCTTGGCTGTCACCGATACATCCGCAACCCCCCCAGCGATCGTGGCGCTGGCGTCCTGAATGAAAACGGCACCGTCATTGCGCAGCCACTCAGCGCCGGCCGGGCACACCGCCAAGTTTGTGCCAGTGATGCCCGCGGGCCCCGCCGCCTTCGTTGCCGGCTTGCGAGGGATGCCGTAGATGCCGGCCCAGCGATCCAGGAACGGTTCCTCGGCGGTGTCGGGCATGATCTGCTTGGACAGCCACACGAGATGCCCGTGCAGTCCGTGCGCAACGCCGGCGAGCGCATTCGACAGCCCGAGTTCCACGGACGCCCGCAGTCGTGCGTCCACGCCCACCAGCGCGGTTTCAATGTCGCCTCGAACGCGTGTGACAAGATCTTTCAGCGTGGGTCTAGAGAACGGCATAGGGAACCTCCCAGTAGGAAATGAATGGCGACGACTCGTCGGGGGGCATCACTGCAACGCGGAGGTGGATCACGCCGGTGGCCGCCACCACGGCGTCCGCGGTGACTGATGATGCGACGCCGTCGGCGACCATCCACGCCAGCGCGTCCTTTGCCCACGTTTCTGCGTCCCTCAGTGCGCCCACCGTCGTCTTGGCGCGCTGCAGCTTCCACAGATATGAGCCCAAGATGAAGCCAGGCCACTCCGAAAGCGAGTCCGCCCAGTAGCCCTTCCCCACCGGATCGCCATCGGCACCGTTCGGCGCTCGATCTGTGAACAGCGAGATCATCACGGCTGTCGCGAGGCCAGACTCAACAAGAAGATTGCCGCCTCGCCGCACGGCATCGGCCTCGCCGGTGGCGGCGTTCCATCGCAGCGCGATCATCACTTCGCCTTCACCTTCTCGGCCGCAACCGACGCGGGGCCGGTGAGCGCGGGGGCCACCGGCAGCGCCGCGACAATCGTCGACTTCAGCCCGCTGCCGCCATCCTGTGGTACGGCGACGCCAGCTTGGATCGCCGTGGCAATGCCCTTCGCGTAGGTCAACACCGCATCAGCGTTTTCCTTGGCGGTAGTGAGCTCATCCAGCACCTTCTGCGACAGCGCGACGTAGTCGGTGGCATCGGTGCCCACGATCACCTCGCCTCCACGCACCATGTGGATCTGAAGGCCCTCGTCTGTGTAGAGCGCCACCTCACCCTCATCCAGGTCCTTGGGTCGGTGACGTCGGTCGGTGACCACAACGGCGATGGGGTGACTCCGGTCTCCGCCGACGGAGGCGACGAGCGCCTCGGCCCCCTCGAATGGGTGCGCGGTGAATCCGTAGGGGAGGAAGTGCTCGACGTCATCCCGCACCTCATCTGCCAACAGCGCCAGCTGGAGCCCCTGCAGCTTCAAGGCATCATCGACCCGCTTGACGACGCCTCGGCCAATCATGAGCAGGACGCGCCGACGCAACGGGGCGACCATGAAGCGCACCAGACGCATAGCTTCGGTGGAGTTCAAA